AACCAAAGATTATAACATTCTGGGTAGTTGAAAGGTTTGAAATAACCTCTTTCTTCAGTTAGAGCCATGTTCTATCCTCTTCTTTAAGTATTCTGTAAGTGCGTCATAACCACCAATATGTTTACCATCAATCCAAATTTGTGGGACAGTCTTCAATTGATTTTCAATCATAACGTCAAGAGCATCAGGCAGATAAACTTCATTATATTCTATATTGTATTCTCTCAATAGATTCTTCGCATAAACACAGTAACTGCAATTGAGATCGGTAATAATCTTTGCCTTCATCTCAGTTTCCAAACCAAACACCTGGCCTACCATACGTATAGGTAACAGGCTCTGCTTTTGGAGGTTCATCTTTACCTGTAGTTTGCAACGATTTATCAACCAGAATATGAACAGTATTCATCTTGATGAGAAGAGAATCCATCTTATCTTCCAATCTTTTCAATCTTTCTTCAATTGAAATGAATTGATCAGTTTTCAGATGTGAATCTATCTCATTCAAATCAAGTTCGATATTGTCCAATTGTTCTCGTATTTTATTCACTAGTGACATTTTATTTCTCCTTAATGATTGCGATTACCATCAAACACACAAATAAACTCTAAAAAAGTATCACTTTCATTGAAAACTCGATGATATACTCCATCCTCTATAAGAATAATATCTCCTTCTTTTACATCAAATAAAGTAGTATCTACCTGCATTATACCTCTTCCTTTAACAAAGAAATAGATTTCTTCTTGTCCTTCGTGTTTATGACCATTAGTTGATTTATTGGCCCATAATTTAGTTTTACTTAAAACAAGGTTGTTCAATGTCGTATTATCATAAAGAAAATATTGGTCATTATCCTTTACAAGGTTTCCTCCAATATCTTTTGTCGTAAGTCTTTTCATATCAATCACCCTTCGCAAGCTAAACAATCTTCATAATTCGGGTTGGCCAAATCCACCATAGATACTTCTTTCATTACTCTTCTTTCAATTTGTCGAGAAATTTTATCAGCCTTGCCGATCTTTTCACTTCGGCAATAGTACATCGTTTTGAGCCCTAAACGCCATGCTAAAAAATGAATGGTATGAAGATACTTGATATTACAATCAGGTCTAAAGAATACATTAAGTGATTGTGCTTGATCTATATATTGTTGTCTATCAGCAGCATGCTCAATTACCCAACGCTGATCAATTTCCATTGCGGTCTTAAAGACATCTTTCTCATAGTCTGAAAGAATTCTAAGATGTTGTACTGAACCATCATGTGCTATAATTGATGACCATACTTTATCGTAATTAATAGATGGATCTTCTTCAATCTTTTTCTTTATTAAAGCGTCAAGAAACTTGTTCTTGTTTAAGAAAGCACCAGACATTGTGTCTTGGCGATATGCATTTGCTCTCCACGGTTCAATAGAAGGTGATGTATTTCCCATGATAATGGAAGATGATGCATTCGGAGCAATTGCTTGAACATGCGAACATCTTCTTCCCGAACCTATAGCATCTGGAGCTTCTCCTCGTAATTTTCCAAGTTGGCAATTTGCAGCATCAAGTTCATCATGAATGTGTTTGAACATTTTCAAATTAAGAGATTTAGCGATTGCAGACTCAAAAGGAACATTCATTTTTTGCAAATAAGCATGAAATCCTAAAGCACCCACACCAACAGATCGTTCACGCATAGCAGAATATTTTGCTCGTTTAATATGATCTGGAGCATTCTGAATAAAATACTCGAGTACATTATCTAACATTTCAAGCATATCTCGAAGGAATAANGNNTCTTTTGACCATTCATTAAAATATTCAAGATTTACTGAGGAAAGACAACAAACCGCTGTACGATTTTCATCTGTTGGAAGAACAATTTCAGAACAAAGATTCGATTGATTAATCTTTAATCCTTTATCTTTAAGCCATTGAGGCATTTTTTCATTAGATTGATCGATAAAATGTAAATATGGTTCTCCAGTTTGCAATCGCATTTCAAGAATTCGCTGCCATAAATCCCTAGCCGAAACTACTTCTCGTACTTCATCTGTATTAGGATCTTTAAGCTCCCATCTATCATCTGTATTAGGATCAATAAGACATTGCTCAATAATATGCATGAAATCATTAGTAATATTGATTCCATGATGCATATTCAAGCATCGCATATTTTGATCACCGGTTGGTTTTCTCATTTCAAGAAAGAGAATGATGTCTGGATGTGAAATATCTAAGTAAGCAGCATATGAACCACGTCGAGTTTTACCTTGGCGATAAGCTAAAGATGACGCATCATACATTTTTAGATGTGGGAGAACACCCGTAGACTTATCAGAAGCAGAACGAATGCCAAAACCAACACCAACACCACCCCCAAGCATACTAAGCCAATTCGTTTCAGAAAGATTGTCAACTAAACCCTCCGCTGTATCATCTATAAAATTAAGGTAACAAGAAATTGGAAGACCACGAGAAGACCTACCATAAGAAAGAATAGGCGTAGAATAACTCAACCAATGCTTTGAAGCATAGTCATATAGCCTTTGAGCGTGTTCAGGATTTGAAGAGAATGTTTTGGATACAAAAGCAAATCGTTCTTGAGGACTTAATTCTTCATCTGTCATATATGATTCTTTTAATCGCTTTATACCAAGCTCATCAAATAATTGGTCTCTATTTGGATCGATTTTAATACCCATATATTCCATTCTTGCTTCCTTTATACTTTTTTCCAGAAATTAAGTTTCATCTCAGCTTCAAGACCACGAAATGTGTTTTCTTCCAATAGTCTATGTAACTCTACTGTATTTAACCCATTCAAAATAAACTCATTTATGTCTTTACCATATTTCATTAGCGAATGAGGTAATATTACAATTTGAAAATTATCTTGAATAACCTTTACCATTCTATCTATAATTTGCTTATTACGTGGTTCGAGATCAAATACAAATACTGCATTCCTATTCAAAGTCGAAGATTTCTTAAATGAAGATCCAGCCATGGCAATGCTATTATCTAAAAACAAACTATCAATAGGACCCTCAACTACATAATATGTCTTATTTAAATCAACTTCATCTAATCCAAAAATTTTTTCTCTCGAATCATCAAGCATAATTGTTATATATCTTAATGAACTGTTATCAAGAGCTCGTCCTTGATAACCAAATAATATTCCTTTTTCATCGATAAATGGAAGTAAAATTCTTCCATGTTCCTTCATATTAGTTATTTTATCAGGAATAAGATCATTTGTAAACCCCACAAAATGCTTAGCGTAATAAATTTTATAATGCTGCTTTGAAGGAATTTGCCGATCAACTATATATCGTTTTGCTGGATGATCATGATCAAGTGCTGAAATCTTTTTAATTTTATTAAGCACTGATCCTTTTTTACGAAATATCGGTGTTTTGAAGTTGTATTCTCGTTTCTCTTCTTTTCGAGTGTCAAGTTTTTTTAACCCATTCTCAATAAGATAATCATTATAGAGTACTGGATCAATCTGTTTAAGAAAATTACGAAATGATAAACTTGTTGCGCAATTATGGCAATAATATATAGTAGTGGAATGATCCTTTTCTAGAATCCATCCACGTGCTTTTGATTTTGATTTTTGAGAGTCGCCACAAATAGGACAGCGACAATTTATTCTAAGGGGATGAGTATTTTTTATCTGAAATCGGTCAAGACGATTTGAAAGCAACAATGCAAACTTATAATCAATGGGATTCATCATATCTCCTTCATTAGCTTAATAGCTATTATACACTATCAGAGATATATGTAAACCCTATTTGGATTATTTTTTTATTGCTTTTTCGTAGAAAACGATGATTTGTTTCTGTTGTTTGATGTATCTTGCGATTTCTTCAAGATTCAAAGACAAGGCCTCGTAATCCTTAGGAGAGACAGCAAAGAATACAAATACACCATTAGTGCTCACAAACTTTTTCTTGAATTCTTCAAAATTTTCTTCTGTTACAACATACCACGTAACATCGAGCATCTTTACAGGAGCGGGTGGAGCTTGTGTGGGAATTTCAGAATTTTCTACCGTTGTTGTGATTTCGATAGGTTTTGTTTGTGAACCACAACTAGTTAGAAGCAGTAAGAGACTCAATATTATCGAAAGCTTTCCTAGTCCCATCGTTTATTCTCCGCTCAATTAATCCGGGTTTATTCAAAGAAAGGTTCGTTAGATCGTGTTTCCGGAACAATTGTTCAAGATCCTTTCTCCGTTCAACAGCTTGATTGAGCTGTTGTGTCAACTCTTGATTGAGTTCACTAAACCTACGTTGGTTGTCGATCAGCAGCTGATTTGTTTTTTGTTCCGTATCAATAGCAATTCCCAACTTCGCATTGTTTTCTGCAAGTGTACGAATTTCTTGCTGTGACCATTGATAATACTTCCAAGCAGCAAATCCACTACCACCAATGATACTCAAAACGATTAACATGGCAATCCATCTAAACATTATATTTTCCTCTATATGTTAATTGCGCCCCATTAATTCACCAGGCAGAACACCAGCTTTCCAATTCTTAATAATTTTCTCATATTCTTTGTACCGCTTTTCAAGATATGTTATTTGGTCATTATATTTTGCAATTTTTGACCAGTCATCTTCATCTTCTATTTTATCATCAACTTGCTTGATCCATCTATTAATATAATCGAGCATCGCTTTTGGTGCTTGTGGGGACACTTCAATTGGATCAAAATGCGTTCCTATGCAATCACTACTCTTTCCAAAACGATATTTCAATGTATATCCATGAGAGAGAATTTTACCTGTTCTACTCAGCTTGACATTTTTTCCACAAATTCCGCAACTACCAGTATTCTCCACTGTTCTCATTGGTGTAGATTGTGAGTTTGTGGAAGGTTTCCTTCCCTTCACAATGTGTGATTTTGCATCATCAAATAGTGTTTTTGCCTTCTGCTGGAATGCGAGAAACTCATCAACTTCACTTTTTGATTTAGGAAAATCTTTGACAAAATTTGCCATGTGTTTTTTTGTTGTATTAGCAGTGTGCATAGCTGGTTGATGGTAGTATGCCTCTATAGATTTTTTCAACTTGGCATCAACTTGTTTTCTTTGGTCAGGTGATAGAGAGTGTACATAAGGAAGATAATGATTGTGCATTATAGCATCATGCAGCTTATCAATGTATCTATTAATCTGACTCTTTGCCTGTTGGAAGTCTTGATTCCAAACAGTCTTCGTTTGAACTTGATTTTTGAGACTTTCCATCGTCTTCTCAACATCCGATTTCATCTTGTCCACATAATTTTGACCAGACACTGCCTCCTTCACTACCCTCTTCTTTTTCAAGAAGTTTCTGCGAACAATTTGCCGTTGAGATTTTTTGGTTACGATTGGGTCGTCTGGAGGCAGGCCCGCAACTAGTCCCCCACCTGCAACCATAGATTCAAATTGTGTATTGACAAAATTTTCATTGAGATCTGTCATATAGTGTTCAAGTTTTTCTGCAAGAACTTCTTCACTTGAAGCGTCTTTAAAATCCTGACTAGTAGGTCTGCCTTCTTCTCCAGGTTTTCTCATACGTTCTTTGGACCCAGCTTGAATACGTTTACGTTTGGCATGTATATTTGCCCAAAGGCCCCTTTTCTCTTCAGATACTGGCTTCTTTTTCTTCTTTTTATTTCGAGTAAGTACTTTTGATTGGTTTACTGGAGGTTCATCTGGTGGTAAACCAGCAACTAGTCCCCCACCTGCAACCATAGATTCAAATTGCGTATTGACAAAATCTTCATTAAGATTTGTCATATAGTGTTCAAGTTTTTCTGCAAGAACTTCTTCATCTGCATCTACACCTTCTTTTATAAGATATAATGCAGCAGCATAAGAAGCAATTCGTGTTTTACCGCCAGGAATTTTCTCAATCAAACGCTTAAGTTTTCTAATCATATTATCATAAATACCATAAGCTTCTCGTTCAGCTATAGTTTTTCTATCTTTACGAGGCTTTAGAAGATTTCCATCTTCATCAATGATACCAAGCTTATATGCTGGCCATTCTTTAAAAGGAGTGGCCAGACGTTTTATCATACTATATACGAGAAGCAAGTCTATAACTGCCATTAGATCCTCTCTAATATTTTAGAAATATTTTCATTCGAATATATTTGGCTTTTATGTATTTGTTTATCATTATATCGAATAAACTCTGGCATAATATTTAAATATTCGAGAAAGGGTTTGATATTTGATGATTGACCATTAAGTTTACAAAACAGCATATTAGAGATTACTTCACCAAAACAATTATGAAGAACAATCACATGATTAAGAATCAAACGTTCATTTAAAATTTTATTATTCTGATATTTATTCAATAATCTCTTTATATACTGTATGCGCTTCAAATCCTCCTCAAATTCTTCAGTAGTAAGACATTGTGGATTATCATAATAATGCGCAGCATAAATATAGAAGTTATCATCAGTTAAATGCATTATGTATTAGCTGTGATCACGTCCTCAGCATCACCAGCTTGACCTTCAGTTCTCTTCATAGCAACTAAGGTTTCTACTTTATAGCGCTGATTTCCATCTTGGTCATAGTAAGTTACATACTTTGTCCAACCACCAGTAGAAATACCACGAGCATTGTTATTAGCGCTTGCAGCTTCATTAGTATCTACAAAGATAATGTCAGAATCATTCACATTAGTATTAGCAATATTACCAAGAGCGTCTAATTGCTGCTGATAAACACTATTCGTATAGGCAGCAGACTTAGGTGCTTGTACAACTACATAAGTATTTGCCGAGTCAATTGTTGTAATTGTTCCACCAAGATAACCTGGTAGAACAGTAAGTGAATTTGCATTTGTTACTGTGTCAACAACAAATAATGTTTCATCGACACGGATATAATCACCAACTGAAATGTCATTGACAAAGTCAGTTCCAGTGCCAACAACCTCACCTGATGTAGTATTTGATAGCTCAATGGTGCCACTATTAGCACCTGAAACTACTTCTTTGTCTCCCCAGAGTGACATTTAGATTTCTCCTTTTGTGAATATAATTCTTAACTTATTCATCAAGCTCGACTTCTTCTGACATATTTACCGCCAACTGTCATATGATAACCTTGATCGTTGATAGCCTTTTCCATAGCCTTATCGATTTCACCTGGTCTCGCTTTACCAGAATCTGGATATTGCTTTCTTACCGCGTCTTTAGCAATACCAATAACTCTATCTGGAACGCCAACGTAGTTATCTCCGCGAATAATATGAGAATCTAACTTTTCATCAAGCTCATATGACTCTTTTACTTTCTCAATCGCTTTACTAATAGCTTTTCGACGACTCTTAAGATACTTATCAGAAGAATCAGAGTCACCATCATTATCAATATCAGAGTCCTCGTGACCTACTGGATCTAGACCTTCACCATCATCTTCTTCATCCTTTTTAGGCTTTGCTATATATTTTTCTTGCATAAATAAAAATCCTTTTCTTTTTGTTTTATTTATATGAAATTTTATCTACTATATTTTTTATGATATAATTGTAGAAGATTTCTTGTAGATACATGTAAATATTGTTGTGCCACTTCACTTGCATATTTCTCTGGATTTTCATCTTTATTATCTAAAACAAATTGGTGTAAATCCTTTAAAGCTTTATTATATTCTTTTGAATAGCGCATAAAAGATATCAAAGATTCTTGTTGATTATGCATCATTTCGTCTGTCTATTTTTCATTTTTGCCACAGCAAGACGAGCTCTATCCATCATACGATCGTGCTTCTGTTTATCAGATTCTTTTTCTCTTTTGATTGAATCTTTTGCAGTTTCTATAGCATCTTCAAACAACTCATTAATAATATCATCGTACATCTCATCAAGCACTAATGGGACTTCTGATTCTTCTTTTAACTGTTTCCACTTTTTATTTCGTTTGAATCTCATATCATGCATTACTGTGCCATTTTTTTGAAGCAACATATGACGTCTCTTTGGTGGAGTGTAAAATTCTTTCAATTTTCCTTGCTTTAGCTTCTTTGCTACATTGTCAGCAACTAGTTTTCTAGCATATGATGAATGTTTTTTATCATTTACATATACAGTAGTATATTCACCATCTTCTTTACGAATTATTACTTTTGCTTCATCTAGTTCTACTGATTCATTACTTCTTACTTTGTCTAATCTTTCGCGCTCAGCAGTTTTTACTTTTGGCAAAAGTTTTCTTGCAATAGCATCAATTGAACCTTTTTTCTTCTCTATTTTTTTATCAACGGCCATTTTAGCTGCTGGATTAAGACTTGCATAATTTTCACCTTGCTTACCAGCTATTTTTTTCTTTAGAAGTTCTATAGCTTTTTTACGTGCTCGGGTTTTTAATTTTTCAGGTGATGCAAATCTTCGTTCTGCTTTTTCTCTTCCACGTTGAATTTTTGCTTTTGACCTTTTAAATGTCATTGCTCTTTTTCTTCGTTGAGCCGGAGTAAGAACAAGCTCTTCAAGATCCTCGACTTCTTCTGAAAGATTCATACCTTGTCTAACCTCTCTGTATACAGCATCTGCTGATGATTTTAGTCTTGTTGGCAAACCAGATTTGAACATAACAAAGTCGTCTTTCTCAGCGGCTGCTCTCATTTTAGAGGCAGACATCCCCTCAACGCCCTCTGCATCAGGATCTCTTGTGCCTGCTGAAACTACTTTTACAGAATCAAAGTTAAAATCTTTACCATTATATTTATTAAGAAGAGAAGTAAACTCTGGTATACGATCTTCGCCAACAATAAGAATTACATTAGAAAACTTTTTTTCAAGTTCTTGTAATACTGCAATTATAGTTTTAGCATTTGTTTTTTGTGGAATACTACCAAATGCTTTCTTTAAGAAAGCTATTTTTTTATCATAGGAAAGTGGATTCTTCTTTGAATCTTGAGTATGTGAAGTGAAAATCATTGGAGTAGCATTATTTTGTTTTGCAATAGAAACTACTTTATTCACTAGTTTTTCATGACCAATAGTAGGTGGTGAAAAACGCCCCCATGTAAAAGCTACAGTATTACTTTTAGCTTCATCAAGAGTTGGATTAAGATCAATCGTGTTTTTTACAAGAGATTTTTCTTTCTTTGTATTTTTTTCTTTTTTCTTGGGCTCTATTTCAGCCATATTGAACTCCAATGATTTTAATGCAATGTAGTAATCTATTTATAATATTACGTATCACTAAATGTCGTTGAACGAAGTCCCTGTATTTTCGTGTAATATGTTTTTGTAACACCAAGCCATGGAAATATCTGTTGACAGAGCAAAGCATCATTTGGCCACAACCCATGCGCCTTTGCATAAGCGATCGCTTGTGAGGCACCATTTGGCTTGATAACGTATGCCGATCCACCCGCGATTCCCTGTGGCACTTTCATATCATCAATCACAGGGCAATCTACAAGCGGTCCTTCAGCCGCCTG